CTAATCCGTCGTTTGCTCTCCACCAACCGCGCGCGGGGCGCTGCTCTCGGGGACGATCGCGACCGGCGAGGGCCGGCCGGACTGCGGCCACACGAGCTCGTCCATGGTGACGCCGAACACCGTCGCGACGTTCGCGAGGTCGCGGGCGGTCCAGGTGACCGCCCCGCGGAGCTTCTTGCTGAGCACCGTCTGCGCGATCCCCATCCGCGGCGCGAGCGCGGTCTGAGTGATCCGGCGCTGCCACATCAGCTGGTGCACGTTCGCACCGATCTGCTCGTCGAGGCCACGGTCGACCGCGGGTGCCGGGTCGGTTGCGTCAAGGGCTGCCATGCGCGTCAATGTAGCCAATCACGACATGACTGTCCAGAGGTTGACGCTCTAGTCGCCATGTGACTAGGTTGCCGCCCATGTCTAGTCATGACGTGAGTGACGAGAGTCCACGCGAGTGGCTCACGACCGCGGAGGCTGTCGCTTTGCTCCCGGACGTGACCGTTCGCACGTTGCAGCGCTGGGCCGACAACGGCAAGGTCCCGTCGGTCGCGCTCCCCTCCGGGCGCCGGCGGTTCCGCCGGGCCGACATCGAGGCGCTGCTCTCGGTCCACGGGAGCCGGCCGTGAACGCCGACGCGGCGATGCTCCACGCAGTGGTGGCGCTCGCGGTGGTGGCGCTCGCGGCCGGCGTGGGTCTGCCCGTGCGGTGCTGCCGGGTACGTGCTGCCCGACGCCTCCCCGCAGGACGTCGCCGGGTACGAGGAGGACGAGGCCGCGCACGCCGAGCACTGCCCCGAGAGCGGTGCCTGGTGAGCGGCCCGACGCCGGCCGACGTGTACGGCCCGGGACGCGCGCAGTCGAGACCATCGGGTCCGGCCGCGCCGGCGCCCGGCGGGCGAGCGGCGGCGATCACCGCCGCCGAGGACCTGGCCCGCGAGCTCGTCCGGCTGCGGCGCCGCGACGAGTCGGACCTGGACCTGCGCATCGAGTCCTACCGGCGGGCGGCCGCCCGCCTGGACGACGCGCTCGACGCGTTCGACGACGCGCTCGCGGACCCCGCGGGCCCGCCCGTCCCGGCGCCCACTGCCCGGGACCTGTGAGCCGCGGCCGGTCCGTCACCCCCTGCGGCGGACCGGCCGCACCCCCATCCCCCTCTCCGTCCTCGATGACACGGAAGGACCTCGCCATGCCCACGACCTCCGCGCGTGACCGCAGCAACCGTCCGCAGCACCGCCCGACCCGCGACGCCCTCGCCGCCGTCCGCTTGCTCGTGCGCTCTCGGTGGGCAACGCTCCTCGGCGTCGCGTGCCGGACCGCCCTGCGCACGCTGATCGCGTTCGCATCCGTCGCAGCCATCGGGGTGCTCGGTGCCGCGGTGCTGGTCGACTGGTTCGCCCCGACAGCCGGCCCGTCCACGTGCCGCCAGGTCGCACTGCCCCTGCTCGTCATGGTCGCGGCGCTCGCGGTCATCGGCCTGATCGGGACGGTCGTCACCCGGGTGACGGGTCACCGCGGCGGGGACACGTCGTGAGCGCCCGCCGACGCCGCGGCCGTGCCCCCATCGGGCAGCAGCGCCCGGCTTCGTGCCCGCTGTGCGGGACGGAGCTGATCTGGCCTCTGCACATCCCCAAGCGGATCAAGCCGGGCGAGCAGCGCCGGCACATCGCGCTCGACCGGCGCCCCGACGAGTCCGGTTCCGGCCGGTACGCCGTCAGCGGCTTCGGGCCTGCCAAGCGCTCCCGCTACCTCGAGCCCGAGGAGTCCCTCGACCCGCTCGAGACCCGTCACCTCTCGCACTTCGCCACCTGCCCTCAGCAGATCACCCCCGACGAGCTGGCCTCGATGACCCAGCAGAACGGACCCACCCGATGACCACCGCCGACGCCTCGGCCAAGCCCAAGGCCCGCAGCAAGCGCACGACCGTCCCCGCTCCCACCACCGGCACCGCGGGCTCGGCGGCGATCGACACGCTGACCGGCGGCAACGCGCCGCGCATCGTGATGATCCCGGTCGAGCGGGTGCATCCCCACCCGCGCAACCCGCGTCAGGACGTCGGCGACGTGACCGAGCTCGCCGCGGACATCAAGGCCAACGGCGTCGACCAGGCCGCGACCGTCGTGCCGCACCCGGACCTCCCGGGGGAGTACCTCGCGGTGATCGGGCACCGCCGGCGCGCCGCGACGATCCTGGCCGGTCTGCCGATGCTGCCGGCGGTGGTCCGTGAGGACCTCACGCCCGCGCAGCAGCACAAGATGATGGTCCGCGAGAACATCCACCGCGCCGACCTCACGGTCGTCGAGGAGGCCGACGCCTACCAGGGCCTGCTCGACATCGACGGGCTGTCGGTCGACGAGATCGCCGAGGGTGTCTCGCGCTCGGTGACGACGGTGCGGGAGCGTCTCAAGGTCGCCAGGCTCCCGCAGAGCGCCCGCGAGGCGCTGCACACCCACGCCGCGACCCTCACCGACGCGCGTGCGCTCGACGAGTTCGACGACGACCCGGCCGTGCGGGACGACCTCGCGGCGGCGCTCGGCACCGACGACTTCCGGTACCAGCTGCAGGCCGCGCGCAGGCGCCGCGAGGTCCGCGCGAGGTTCGCCCCTCAGCTCGCCAGGCTCGCCGCCGCGAACATCCCCGAGAACCCGGACAATCGCGTCCCGGAGGGGTCGGTCCGCGCCGCGCACGTCGCGCCCTGGACGGCCGACAAGCCGGCGACCGGGCGCACCGATGTCGCGTGGGACATGACCGGCGCCGACGCCCTCACGGTGCTCGAGGACGCTGGCCCGGGGTGGAGCTACCGGCTGGGCGGCGAGGAGCTCTACATCTACCGGCCGCGCACCCTCGACGAGATCGCCGAGCAGGAGCGCGCCGGGCAGGACCAGGCGCTCCGGGACGCCGACCGGGAGGCTGAGCGGGCCGAAGCCGCGCGCCAGGCCGAGGAGCACCGCGTCCGCGTGGCCGAGCGGGCGGAGGTCGCGAAGATCGCGACGGCCGCGCACGAGCAGTTCCTGCGGGAGGTGCTGGCGCGCAGGATGACAGCCGCCCAGACCGCGGCCGTCGCGGACGGGGTCGCGGCGATCGCGTCCGAGGGCACGTGGGACGAGTCGTCGTTCCTGTACGCCGAGCCGAGCGACCTCGGCCGGTGGGCGGGCGTCGACACCGAGGCGATCTTCGACCAGCTGGTCGCTGCGGACGAGGACGCCACCGAGGAGGACGCGGTCGGCGCGGCGCGCGCCGCCGTGCGCGTGGCGCAGGCGGCGCTCGACCCCGGGCGTCGTCTGCTCGTGGTCGCGGCGGCGGCGTGCGAGCCGGTCTCGGACTACGGCCAGGCGCTGCCGGTCCGGCGCTGCTGGTACGCGCTGCTCGAGCAGCTCGGGTACACCCCGTCCGAGCAGGAACGCACCGCGCTGCTCCCGCCGGCGAACGCCTCCGAGGACTCGTGATGTCGCGCGCGACAGGCCTGTCCCACGCGGGCGGGCACAACCTCATGAACAGCGGTGCCCCCGACCTGCCGGTCGAGCCGCGGCGCCGGGAGACGTCCGAGGAGCACCAGGCCCGGATGGACAAGAAGCGCGCGGAGCTGCGGCGCTTCGAGCAGCTCGACCGGGCCGCGGCCGCGCCGTCGACGAAGTCCGTGACGCTGGACCGCGCCCGGGCGATCGAGGCGTACCGGGCTGGGGAGGGGGTGGAGCCGATCGCGAAGCGGTTCCACATCGGCCCCGCCACCCTGCAGGCCTGGCTCAAGGAGGCGGGGGTGCCGCTGCGCGACGCCGCGGCCGCGCGCGAGGCCCGCCGAGCCACGCCGCCGACCAAGCCGGGCCCGCGCCAAGCCCCGCTCGACGTCGACGCGCTCACGCCAGCGCCTGCCCCTGCCGAGCCGCGCGCGCCACGGGCGGTGGCCTCGCGCCCGCCCGCCTCGCGCCCGGTCCCGCGGCCGCCGTCTGCGACGGCCCTTCGCGCCCCCACCCAGGAGGACCGCGACCGGCTCGCCGCGGTGACGGCCTACGTGGAGGGCGACTCCGTCGACGAGATCGCCAAGCGTCTCGGTCGCGGCCTGTCGAAGATCTACGCCTGGCTCGACGCCGCCGGCGTGCCGCGCCGCGGCCGCAACGCCGCGGCCGAGCTGGACCCGGCGGCGCTCGCGGCCGCGTACCGGGCGGGTGCGTCGATCGTCGCCCTGGCGAAGCAGCACGGGACCTCTCCGCGCCGGATCACCGCCGCCCTCATCGCCCAGGACGTCCAGATCCGGCGGGGTCGCCCGAGCCTGCCCGCATCGACCCCCGCCCCCGCCCCGGCGCTGCCGCCGGCCGCGCCCTCAGCGCCCGCCCCACTGTCGACCCCGCCGCCGGCCGACCCCGACCAGCCGTCGGCGCCGCCGGTCGAAGTCCCCACCGCCGTGACCGAGCTGGACCGTCTCCGTGAAGCCCTCGTCGGGCGGACCCCGGCGTCCACCCCGCAGGTCCACACGGGCATCACCGCCGTGCGTGAAGCGGTCGAGGCCCTCCTCGCCGCCGCCGACGAGCTCTCCCAACGCTGGACCGAGCTGCAGCTCGCCCGCGACCTCGACGCCGCCGGCGCGATCGGCCGGATCCGCGTCTCCGCCGAGCAGGTCCTCGCCCTGACCAACCGCCCCAACCCCGAGAGGACCGCGTCATGACCCCCATGCCGCCCACGGACACGCTCGTGGCCGACCTGCGCTTCCAGGTCATCACCGACGAGCCGGGAGCGCGCGCCCGCAACAGCGTCGGCCAGCACGTCGCCGAGCACGTGCTCGCCGGACTCCTCCTGACCGACCCCGGCGCCACCGCCCAGGCCGGCCACGCCCTCGTCCAGGCCTGCGCCGCCCTCGCCCTCGCCTCCGTCACCTCCGACAACGGCCGGCCCGCAGCCCCCTGCCCCCACGTCGGCGCCCTCGTCGACGTCCTCGGCTACGCCGGCCTCACCCTGATCGACCGCGCCCAGGCGGCCGCCTCGTGACCGCCGCCATCGAGGCCCCCCGCGGGCAGGTCCGCGCGGCGCTCGCGGCAGTCCTCCCGCACGCGGGCCGTGAGACCGAGGAGACGCCCGACCTCGGGCGGGTGCGGTTCGTCGCGACCGGCGACGGGCTGCTCGTGTGGACGACCGATCACCGCACGAGCGCGCTGGCCCGCATCGAGCACCCCGAGTACTCGCAGGACGAGCTGCCGTCGTGGGACATGCCGGCCGGCGACGTCAAGAAGGTGTTGCAGGTGTTCAAGGGGCCGTCGAACGCCGACCAGCGCCAGATGTGGGACGACATGCCGATGCGGGTCGAGGTCGGCACCGCCGCGGTGACGTTCACCGAGGTCGGCTCGATCGTCGACGGGCAGTCGCTCAAGGTCGCCCGGATCGTGCCCGCCGGCGAGGACCGCTTCCCCGACGTCCCGCGCGAGCTCATGGGCCTCGCCGACGTGATCGCGCTCGAGCCGACCTCGGTCGCCCGCCTCAACGCCGACGCGTTCGCCCGGTTCGTGCCTGCGGCCAAGGCGTACAGCGGCGAGGTGCCGATCCTCACGGTCCGGGCCGCGCACGGCGCGCACCGCGCGCTCGTGCGGTGCGGGCGGTCGTTCCTCGGCTCGGTCCCCACGTACCCGAACGGCCGCCTGACCCCCGAGCTGCTCGACCGCGAGGAGCGCGAGATGCGCGCCTGGTGGGACGAGCAGCTCACCCCGTTGCGACGCGCCCTGCGCGTCACGAGGGAGGCGGACTGATGCGCTGGTCAACGCTGTTCGCTGCCCTCACGGGAGCACTGGCTCAGGCGCTGGCGACTTGGCTGGTTCTCACGGGCCGATGGCCTTGGGCGCTCACGCTGGTCGTGCTCGTGTTCGGCTTCCTGTGGGTGCGAACCACCTACGCGTACTGCGCATGGGAGACCCGCCGCGAGGCCGCCCGTAAGCACGCGAGGGCTTCCCGATGAGCCTGGAGCGCTCAGACCTTCGCCAGCGCCCAAGCGAGAACGGTGAGCGCCACCCCGCTGCAGAAGGCGATCGCGGCGACCCAGAAGTCGCGGTGGCGGTTCGCCCGCTTGTTGCGGAGTCCGGTGTAGTCCGTGGCATCGATCCGCACACGGCCCACTTTCTGCGTTACGAACTGCATGTGGCGGCGCATGACCAGTGCGTCCAGACGCCCGGCCACCTGCCATGCGAACGCAAGGAACGCGAGGAGCGCCACGGCGAACAGCAGCGGGTCCCGCTGCTCGACGAGAAGCCCGTTCACGAGCACAGCGAGGAGCGCGACGAGAGTGAGCCGGCCACCGAGGCGCGCGAGCTGCCAGGCGCGCCATGCCGGCAACCGGCGACGCCCTTGCGTGAGGAGTTCTTCGACGCGCTCTCGCAGTTCGCCGAGATCCGCCGCGGCGCCCTCTGCGGGCGCCGGCACCACCTGCTCGACGCGGGTGGCCACCATCCCGCCGACACGGATGGACATGTTCGGCTTCGCTGCCGGGCCGGGGTCCTTCTCCGCGTACGCGTGAATGAACAGCGCCCCGAGGTCTGGGTCGGAGAGCTCGGTCGGGTCGACCGGTACCTCCACCGGGTTCGACTGGCCGGACACGGGGGCAATGCCCCGGAAGAACCGGACGGTGGGGTAGACGCGCTTGAGCTCGTCCCCGATCGCCAGCACAGCGCTGATGCTCACGGTGTACGACGACCCGAGCACGCGGCCGGCTGCGCCGCCATCGACGAACTTCGGCCCGAACAACCAGTCCGCGAGAGTCATGGACGCACCGTAGTGGCGCATCGAGCGCCACGGGGGCGGTTCATGTGACCTCCATCGACTACGCGCACACCCGTACCGCCGAGCAGAACCGGCTCGCCAAGGCCGAGGCGCTCGCGGCCGCCGCGCGCGAGCTCGACGTCGACGCCAACGGCCTCGCGGTCGGCACCGGGAACCGGCGCCGCGTGTGGAAGGCCGCGGGGCTCAAGCGCGCCCCGTCCGAGGACTCGTGGATGGCCGTCGTCGACCTCCTCGGGCTGCCGCCGGTCGCCGGCCGCGCACTCGGGCCGGCGGTGACCGGGTCGTGCCTGTTCCACCCAGACCGGCCTGGGCGCCTGTACCTCGGCGGGCACCGGTGCGCCGAGTGCTCGCCGGCGGCGCTGGCTGGCCGCACGCGCCCGGTCCCCCCGCCCGGGACCACCGCGGCCGACCGGCTTGCGGCGCGCGCGGGCGCTGCGGTGGTCGATGCCGAGCCGCCGTGGGTGACCGCCGCCAAGAAGCGCGACCGGTCGGCGGCGGGCCGGGCCCGGCTCGCGACCCGCGTGTACCAGCGCGGTCTGCACCACCCGGGCCCGCCGCCGTGACCGTCGTCGGCCGCGCCCCAGCACCACCACCACGAGGAGAGACCGCACGACATGGCATGGATCAGGCTCGGCGACACGGCGGCGACGTACCCGAAGCTGCTCGAGGTCGACGAGCACCCGGACGCCGACGAGTCGTCGGTCGACGAGGTGTTCGGGTGGTTCATCCGGATCGCCGCGCAGTCCGCCCAGCACCCGCACCGGACCGACTACATCGTCACGATGGCGACGGCCCGGCACATCGGCCGCACCCGCGCCCGCACCGACCGGCTGATCGGCTTCGCGTCGTTCGCCGGCCTGCTCGAGGTCGTCGAGGTTGAGGACGGCCGCACCGCGCTCAAGCTGCTCAACGACTCGGAGTTCGTCCACATCAAGACCGGCGAGGTGCTCGACTTCGAGCGCCAGCGCCGCATCGACAACGGCAAGCCGGAGATCACCACGGTGGTCCGGCTGCGCGACGGGGATGCATGCCGCTACTGCGGTCGCGTCGTGAGCTTCCTCGCCCGCACCGGCAAGCTCGCCGGCACCTACGACCACCGACCCCCCGGCAAGCCGGCGGACGCTGAGCGGTCGGTCGTGGCGTGCTCCTCGTGCAACGCCTCACGGCAGGACAAGCCGCTCGAGGTCGCCGACGAGGCGATGCCGCTGCTGCCCCCGCCCGAGCTGCCCTACTACGCCAAGGCGACGCGGAAGTGGCTGAACGACCACGCCCCGCTGCTCGCCGCGAACGGCCTGACCCCGCCCGAGCTGGCAGACCCCGCGTTCAAGAACCTGACCCCCGGCACCGTGCTGCAGCACCCGGACACCGCACCCGAGCGTGTGCGATCCGTCGAGGCGCAGCCTGCGGACCCCGCACCCCAGAGCGTGCGACCCGCCCCCGTGCGCGCCGCGGCCCCGCGGCCCGGTCAGGTTCCTGACAGGAGCCTGACCGGCGCGGGTGGGGCGCGACAGGACGCAGCCGTGCAGGAGACGGGAACGCCGGGAGGGGCCTGGCAGGGCTGGGCCGGGGGCCGCGCGCAGCGCCGGCCCCTCCTCGACCGACCCCACGCCTGCCCGACGCCGGAACCGCCGCGGACGCCGGGGCAAGCCCCGCCAGCACCAGGACCGAGGAGACGCATGACCACCCCGACCGAGCAGGCCCGCCCCACCCCGACGACCGAGCTCGTCGTCCAGCGGGTCCGCGCCCGGATCGACGACCTGCGACGGCCGTGCCGGACGGTCACCAGCCAGTGGGTCGCCGGGGCCGACGCCCTGCACCTGGTGCGCCGGGAGGTCACCGTCGAGCTGCCGCCGTTGCTCGTCCAGCTCGCGCAGTCGGTGGCCGGCAGTACCAGCGGCCGCGGCGCGCCGGGGAGCAAGGCGCGGCCGCCCGGTTCGCTCGAGGGGACCGACCTGCTGCGGACGATCACCCGGGAGGCGGTCTACCTCGCCGGCCGGATCCTCGCCGGGTACGCCGCTGCCGCGCTGCCCGGGCTGCAGCTGACCGTGCGCCCGCGCCGCCTGGCAGACGCGCTCAACGTGATCTGGGAGTACGCGCCCGAGATCGACCGCGACTCGCTGCTCGATATCGACGCCGCGGTGCGCCGGTGGTGGGCGCACGCGCGCGTCGTCACGACGTGGGTCGAACCGCCGATGAGGCCGTGGGTGCCGTGCCCCGCCTGCCGCAAGCGAGGCGGGATCCGGCTGATCGACGCGCCGCTGGTCATGGTGTGCCTGGACTGCGGAGCGGCGTGGGACGGCGGCTCGATCGCCGAGCTGGAGGCCGTCTACCGCCTCGCGTTCGCAGAGCCGCCCGCGCTGCCCGAGCAGCCGACCTTGCGCGAGGCGACCGAGCGCACGTAGTGTGCCGCCCGGTGGGTTCGTCATGCCCACGATCTAGGCCCGGACCGGCAGCGGTTCGGGCCTTCGTGCTTCCCGGTCGCCACGCGCCGGGCGGTGCAGACCGTCCCGACCGAGATGGCGGGTGCACGGCAGGCGGCCCCTCGGGGGGTCATCGAGCGTCGAGCGGTCCGGCGTCGCCTGCCCGATCGGAGGTGTCATGCCCCTGGACGAGTGGGACCGCCGGCGTGGTCGGGGTGGCCGCACCTGGCGGCGGCTGGTCAAGGAGCTCTGCCCGCCGGGGTCGTACTGCCAGGTGCCGCGGTGCCTGTACCCCGAGCTCGGCCGGGTCATCGTGTTCGGGCTGCGCCGCAACCACCCGCACGGTCCCAGCCTGGACCACATCATCGACCTGCAGTACGGCGGCCACCCGACCGACCCGGCGAACCTGCGGCCGGCGCACTTCGGCTGCAACGCCGGCAAGCGCCGACCGCCCGCACCCGCTGCCGCTCGGTCGCGAGCTTGGCCTCCCGTCGACCTGAGCTGACACTCGAGGTCGTGCGTTCGCGCAGGTCAGGACCAGTTTTCAGAGAACGGCGCTCTGGGCGACCGCGCCGTGAACCTTTTTCTCTCCCCCCACGGGGAGGCCCCAGGTGATGCCCTACAGCATGTGATCGGAGGTGCCGACCGATGGTGCGAGAGGTGACCAGCCACGGCATGTCCGGGTACCGGGCGGGGTGCCACTGCGAGGTGTGCCGCCGGGCCAAGCGCGAGTACATGGCCACGTGGCGCGCGGACAAGAGGGCGGCGAAGCTCGCGGCCGAGCTCGCCGCCGCCGAGCCGCTGGACGTCGACGTCAGCACCCCGGCGCCGGACCCCGTGGCCGCGGCGTCGGCTCTCGACCTGGAGTGCGAGCCGGGCCCGCTGGAGCAGGCCTTCCTCGACGACATCCGCGAGCCGGACGCCCGGGTCGCGTTCCGCCGGCACCTGGTCGGCATCGGCCGGCTCAACGCCCGCGTGCTCGATCAGATCGGCGCTCTCGACCGCCTGGACCTCATCTCCCCGGTGCAGCTGCGCCAGCTCGAGGTGCTCGGCCGGCTCGCGATCCTCGGGTTCGCCGGCATGTCGGACGACGGCGAGGGCAGCGGCCCGCCGCCGTCGGTCGCCGAGGAGGCTGCACGGGTGCTCGCGGAGATGGACGCGGACGGGTCCGGTGCCGCGGGCGGGTAACCGCGCTGAGGCCGTCCCGCTGCACGCCACCGAGCGCAACCCCCAGCGCGAGACCAAGGGCCGCCGGGTCGCGAACGTGTCGGCCAAGATCATGGGCCGCCCGTTCATCCCCTGGCAGCACGACCTCGCTGACCTCGCCCATGAGATCGACCCGGCGACCGGGATGCCCTGGTACTCGGAGATCCTCGTCGTCGTCGAGCGGCAGTGCGGCAAGACCACCTACGGCCGGGCCGAGCTCACCGACACCTGCCTGTACAAGCCGAACGCGATCGTGCGGTACACCGCGCAGAACCGGCTCATGGCGAACCAGCGCCTCGAGGCGGACTTCTGGCGGCCGATCTCGCAGTCGCCGCTGGGCATCACCCTGGACACCCGCGTCGGCCGGCGCACCGGCAAGCTCGGCCTGTCGGGCAAGAACGGCCAGGAGCACATCGCGTTCGCGAACGGCTCGACCTGGTGGATCGACTCCGTCAAGGCGACCTCGGGCCACGGCCCCACGCTGCACAAGGGGCTGATCGACGAGGCCTTCGCCCACCCCGACGGGCGGGTCGAAGGGTCGATGACCCCGGCCACGCAGAACGTCCCGGACTCCCAGCTCTACGTCATGTCCGCCGCCGGTGACATCAACTCGGGCTACCTCCGCGCGAAGCTCGAGGCGGCCCGAGCGCGGGTGCTGCTGGACCAGAGCAAGCCGATGCACGAGCGCCGCTCGCGCACCGCCCTGGTCGAGTACGCCGTCGGTCCGGGCGAGGACCCCGACGACCCCGAGACGTGGTGGCACCGCCACCCCGGCCTGGGGCACGTCACCACGCAGGCCAAGATCGAAGCCGCCCGCGAGTCGTTCGCGCACGACCCGGATGAGTTCTACCGCGCGTACTGCGGGATCTGGCCGACGGCAAAGGTCCCCGACCCCGTCATCCCGCGCGTGGCCTGGAACGACCAGGCCCGCACCGAGGAGCAGATCGACTGGACCGGCGAGCCGGTGTGGTCGATCGACGTCGCCCCCGACCGGGACTGGTCGGCGATCGCGCTCGCGGCCCGCCACCCGGGCGTGCGGGCCTGGCTCGAGGTCGTCGCCTACGAGCCGGGCACCCACTGGACCGTGCGCCACCTGGTCGCCCTGCGCCAGCAGTTCGGCGGGAACATCGTGGCGATCGACGGGTCGGGAGCGGCCGGCGCGCTCGAGACCGACCTCGAGGACGCGGGATTCGACGTTCGGCGCCTGACGATCCGGGACAAGGTCGACGCCTGCGGTGGCCTGTACGACGACGTCCTGTCCGAGCTCGTGCTGCACGGCGGCGACCCGGTCCTCGACGCAGCGCTGTTCTCGGCGGTGAAGCGGTCGACCGACAGCGCCTGGACGTTCTGGCGTGGCAAGTCGCTGCGCGACATCTCCCCGCTGTACGCCGTGACCTTCGCCCGGCACGTCCTGGCCAAGGAGATCGGCGAGGACTACGACGAGCTCGACTCGATTCGATGAGGAGGTGCTCCCGTGCACCAGCTGGTCACGACCGCGCTCGACCTGATCGGCGCCCTCGCTCTGGTCGCGGCCGCGGCGCTCGCGGTCGGCACCTGGTTGTCCTGGCCGGGTGCCCTCGCAACCGCGGGTGTCGGGCTGCTGCTCGTGTCGTGGCTCGTCGACCGTCCGCGCCGTCGCCGCAGGGAGGTCTCGTGAGCCTGTTCCGCCGCTCCACAAGTCTGACCGACGCCCAGGCGTACGACGCCCGCGGTGCCCGCTCGACGGCCGGTCCGCGAGTCACCACGGACTCGGCCCTGCGCCAGTCCGTGGTGTGGGGCGCGTGCCGCCTGCGCGCGGACCTGCTCTCGCTCATGCCGGTCGACGTGTACCGCAAGGTCGCTGGCGCCGGGATCAACTCCCCCGTGGCTGCCCCGCCGGTGCTGGTCGAGCCGTCCGAGATCGCCGACGGGCACCCGATGACGATCGGCGAGTGGCTCTACTCGGGGCAGATGAGCCTGGACCGCGTGGGCAACAACATCGGCGTCATCACCAAGGTCGACGCGCTCGGGCTGCCCGCCGCGATCGACCTGGTCGGGATGGACGAGGTCCGCATCCGGATCAAGGACCACCGGGTCAAGGAGTACCGGGTCAACGGCGAGAAGGTCGACTCCCGGCTCATCTGGCACGAGCGGCAGCACACGGTGGCCGGTCTTCCTGTCGGCCTGTCCCCGATCGCCTACGCGGCCCTGAACCTGGCCGGCGCGGAGGCAGCCCAGCAGTTCGCAGTCGACTGGTTCGTCAACGGGACGGTCCCTTCGGCGATCCTGAAGAACAGCGAGAAGGTGCTCGACCCCGAGCGGGCCGCCATCGTCAAGCGGCGGTTCAAGGAGTCGGTGGCCGCCGGAGACGTGTTCGTCACGGGCAAGGACTGGACGTACGACCCGATCGCCGCCAAGGCCTCGGAGTCGGCGTTCATCGAGCAGATGCAGTACAGCGACGTCGCGCTGTGCAGGTTCCACGGCGTGCCCGCTGACCTGGTCGACGTCGCCGTGCAGTCCTCCACCCTGTCGTACGCGAACATCACGCAGCGCAACCTGCAGCTCCTGGTGATGAACCTCGGCTCCGTGGTCAAGCGCCGAAACGAGGCGCTGAGCCGCCTGACCCCGCGGCCGCGGTTCGTGAAGCTCAACAGCGACGCGATCCTCGCCATGGACGCCAAGTCCCGCGCCGAGCTGTTCAAGCTGCAGATCGAGTCCCGCACGCGCACGCCGGATCAGGTCCGGGCGGTCGAGGACGAGCTCCCGCTGTCCGAGGCGGACTACGCCCAGTTCGAGCGGCTGTGGCCGACCAACCGGCCCGCCCAGACACAGACCTCCGGAGGGAACTGAGATGGACCCCGAGCTCGTCGAGCAGATCGCGGCCGCAGGCCGCGAGCGGTCCCAGGCCGTCGCCGCCCGCGCCGACCGGCCCTCGCAGCGGCGGTGCGCACCCGAGCAGGGCGCGCGCGCCTGGGTCCCCGCGCCCGCTGCCCGCATGCAGCTGCGGGACGCCGAGGACGGCACCGGCACCCTGCACTTCGAGGGGTACGCCACGGTGTACGAGCGCGGCTACGAGATGTGGGACTGGTACGGCCCCTACACCGAGGTCGTCACCGCGGGCGCCGGGGCGGCCTCTCTGAACCGCTCGGACCTCGACGTCCCGCTCGTGCTCCAGCACGCCGCCCTCCGGCGCATCGCCCGTACCTCGACGGGCAGCCTCACGCTGCGAGAGGACGACACCGGCCTGCTCGTCGACGCCCCGTCCCTCGACCGCGAGGACCCCGACGTGGCCTACATCGCCCCGAAGCTCCGGGCCGGACTCATCGATGAGATGAGCTTCATGTTCCGCATCGTGCGGGGCCACTGGTCCCCGGACTACACCGAGTACCGCATCGACGAGTACGACATCCACCGCGGCGACGTCGCGATCGTCGCCTACGGCGCGAACCCGTACACGGCCGGCGCCGGCCTGCGCTCCGGTGAAGCCCTCGACATCGTCCGGGGCCTCGACGACGCGACCGCCCGCGCGGCTTTCACAGTGCTGCGCTCGCGGCTCGAGCCGGCGGATGCACTTCCCACCCGTGGACGCGACCTCATCTCCCTCGAGGACACGCGTCTGCTGTCGCTCGTCTGAGCGACGCACCGCCCCGCGACGCGTCGCGTAGGGCCTGCCGCGCCTCGAGCCTGGCCGGGCACCGCCTGTCGCTGCTGGGACCCCACCACCCCACCTGACCGCCCCCTGCCTGGGGGCAGATGAGGAGCACCACGATGACGCTCGAGCAGCTCATCGCGCGGGCCCGGGAGCAGATCAACGCCCGGATCGCCCAGCGCAACAGCAACGCCACCGAGCTCGAGACCCTGCGCGGCGCCGACACCGTCGACACCGCGCGCGTCGACCAGCTGCGCACCCAGAACGCCGAGATCGACGCCGAGCTCACGACGCTGCGCCAGCAGCTCGAGGGCTACGAGGAGGAGCTGCGCGCCGACCAGGCCGTCGCCCGCCTGCAGCGCCAGGTCGAGCCGACCGGCGCCCGCGCCACCCAGACCGAGCGCACCCTCCGCGCCGAGGTCACCGAGCCGCGCACGTACGCCCGCGAGTCCGACCCGAAGGGCCTGCGGTTCCTGTCCGACGTGGTCGGCGACTTCGTCGGCAACCGCGACGCCCGCGAGCGGCTGAACCGGCACATGGACGAGGAGCGCACCGTGCGCGGCGACGTCGTCCAGCGCGCGGTCACCACCGGCGGTGCGCCGGGCACGATCGTGCCGCAGTACCTGATCGACCTGTACGCCCCGAAGGGCCGCCCGGGTCGCAAGTTCGCCGACCAGTGCCGCCACCACGACCTGCCCGAGACGGGCATGACGGTGTACATCCCGCGGCAGATCGCGACCACCACCGCGGGAGAGCAGACCGCCGAGCTCGAGCCGGTCGCCGAGTCGGACTACGACGACGAGCTGATCCCCGTCCAGGTCCGGACGATGGCCGGGTCCCAGACGATCTCGCGCCAGGCGTCCGAGCGCGGGCTCGGTACCGAGGACATCGTGTTCGAGGACCTGCTCAAGGCCTACGACACCAACCTCGACAGCCGGCTCCTCAACGCCCCGACCTGGGGCCTGCTCGCGGTGGCCAACCCGCTGACCTACACCGACGCCGACCCGACGGCGATCGAGCTGTACCGCAAGATCCTCGGCGCTTCGGCGCTGGTCGAGGACACCCTGCAGGACCTGGACGAGGACGACCTGTTCACGCTCATGCGCGGCCGGCGCTGGGCGTGGCTCAACGGTGAGACCACCGACCAGAAGCCGTTCGTGCAGAACGCCGGCGTGCCGACCAACACGTTCGGGGTGAACGACGGCACCAAGTACCCCGCCGGTGTGCGGGGCTTCCTGCCGAACGGGGGCCGGGTCGTGACCGACAACAACCTGCCCAACGGCCTGGGCACGGGCACCAACGAGGACGTCGTCGCGGTGGTCGCCCAGCACGAGGCGCACCTGTGGGAGGACCCGTCGGCGCCGTTCTTCATCCGCGCCGAGCAGCCGCAGGCCAAGAAGCTCGCGATCGACCTCGTGCTGTACGGCTACTACGCCGCCTGCTTCAACCGGGTCGTCGACGCGCAGGGCACGCCGAAGGCCGTCCACCAGAAGATCACCGGCACCGGCCTGGTCGCCCCGGTCTTCTGACCGGGCGCCGCCCGGCCTCCGCCACCTCGCGCAGGCCGGGCGGCCAGCCATCCGCACAACCCACCCCCGAGGGAGGCAGGCATGTCCAGCAGGAACCACGCCGCCGCGGCCGCGCGCCGCGAGGCGGCCGAGCAGGAGCGCACCGAGCTGCGCGCCGCGCTGAGCGAGGAGCGTCGCGGCTACGTCCAGCGCGGTCTCCCGGAGCGCGTCGAGGCGGTCGACGCGCAGCTGCGCGCGCTCGGCCCGACGAACGTCGAGGCGAGCACGACCACCATGGGCCGGCAGGTCTCGGTGAAGGAGACCACGCCCGCCGGCGACACGACGGCGCGCGGCCGCGGCTCCGCGAAGAAGGCCGCCGACGAGGCCGCCAAGCAGAAGGCCGCCAAGGACGAGGCCGCCGCCGCGGCTGCGGCCGAGGAGGCTGCCCGCCAGGCCGCTGCGGCGACCGCTGGCAACGGCCCCGCACCCACAGGCACGCAGGCCGCGAACGGCCCGCAGAACGCCACGGGCGACCCCAGGCCGGGCGACCCCGCCACGGGCCAGGGGGCCTGACGTGCCGGTCATCGTCGGGGCGGCCGCCTCCCTGTCCTGGCAGCCTGCGACCGGGGGCGGCACCGCGGCGCTCGCGGTGCGTCTGCCCGACGGGACGACGGCGCCCGCCCCGGCGGTGACCGAGTCCTCCGGCGCGTTCAGCGCGACGCTGCCGACCAGCCAGCCTGGGCGGCACCTGCTGACCTGGACCCGCGGCGGCGAGGTGTTCGTCGACGTGCTCGACGTCTGGCCGGTCGACCCGCGATACCTGGTCTCACTCAAGGAGGCCGGTGCGCAGGTCGGCTCCCTGCCGCGGGCCGATCTGGACCTGCTGCCCCTGTACGTCGCCACGGCGACGTGGGTGATCGAGCACCTGGTCGGCCCGGTTCTGCCGGAGCCCCGCACAGCCCACGGCGTCACGGGCCGCGAGGCGGTTGTCCTGCCTGCGATCGGGGTGAGCGTCGAGTCGGTGACCGCCGGCGGCGTCCTCCTCGACTCGGGCGCGTACACGGTCGACGAGGCCGCCGGCATCGTGCGTGTGCACCGCGCTCGCGGCCCGCTGGTCGTGACCTACCGGGCCGGGTTCGACGTGCTGCCGGCGAACCTGCGCCTGGCGGCGCTCGAGCTCGTGCGGCACCTGTGGTCCTCGTCGCGGCAGACCGGCCGGCCCGGCGCGGTCGACGCCGCGGCGGACACGGTCGCGACGCCGTTCGGGTTCGCGATCCCTCGCCGTGTGGTCGAGCTGTGCTCGCTCACTCCGTCCGCTCCGGGGTTCGCGTGATGGCCACCTCATCGGTGTCCGCTGCGGCGAGCTTCAAGAAGGCCATGGTCGCCGCGATGCGCTCGCTCGTCGACGACGGCGAGGTGCTGGTGACGTTCGGGCACCCGGGGCAGGACTTCCAGAACTGGGACGACGTCGTGTCGTTCGCCGACACCGACGTCTCCCAGGACGTCGCCACGATGGGCACCAACCGCTCCCGCGAGGAGACCCTCGCCCAGACGGTCTGGGTCTCGTGCTTCCGCGCCGGCGGCGTCGACCAGGAGGTCGTCGCCTCCGACCGCGCGTACGAGCTGCTGGGACTGCTCGAGCACCACGTGCGCGTCACCGACACCACGCTCGGCGGGGTGGTCCGTGAGTGCTTCCTGACCGCCCACCGCGCCGAGGGCGCGACCAGCCCGGCACTGCTCGCCCGCGGTCGAACGATCGAGGTCGAGGCCACGTTCACCGCGAAGGTCCGGGTCACCGGGCCGTGAGGGAGGACCCCGTGAAGATCCGCAACACCAGCCCGCTCGGCGACCTCGACGTGCCGCTGCTCGGTCGCGTCGTCAAGGCCGGCGAGGTCGCCGAGGTGAGCACCACGCAGGCCGAGCGGCTGCTGCCGCAGGTCGACAACTGGCAGCCGGTCGACGCCGCCGCGAAGAAGGTCGCCGCCGATCTGGACCCGAAGGGAGAGACGCGATGACCACGCAGCTCGACTGCTCGATCGGTCTGAAGCGCGAGACCACCTACGGCACGCCGGTCGTGGTCGACCAGTTCGTGGAGTTCATGTCCGAGTCCCTGGACCACAAGCCCGAGTTCCTGCAGGGCGAGGGGCTGCGCGTCGGCGCCCGGGTGCCGCGCGCCGGGCGCCGCTCGGTGGGCAAGGTCGACGCCGGCGGGAACGTGGTGCTCGAGGCGCCGATCAAGGGCCTCGGGCTGTTCCTGCAGGCGGCGCTCGGCACGGTCACGAACACCGCGGTGCCCGGCCAGGCGGGGGTGTTCCAGCAGGTGCACACCCCGGTTGGCTCGGACTGGCTGGGGTCGTACACGATCCAGAAGGGCATCCCCCCGCTGGGCGGCGGGGCGACGCACCCGATCACGTTCCCCGGCGCGGTGTGCTCCACGCTCGAGCTCTCGGCCAAGGCCGGGGGCAGCCTCGAGGTCACGACCGAGTGGACCGCCCGGGAGGTCGTCACCTCCCAGGCCTACGCCCCGCCGGCGTACCCGGCGGCGCTGGACATCTTCACGTTCGTGCAGGGCGAGATCGTCCTGGGCGGCAGCGTGACCGCCCCGACGGCCACGGCCCTGGGCGCGGGCGGCACGAAGCTGGCCAGCGTCCGGGAGTTCTCCGCGAAGTGGGACAACGGGCTGGACGGCAACGGGTGGAACCTCGGCGGCGCCGGCAAGCGGACCCGCCGCCCGGCGGTCGGCAAGGCGTCGATCACCGGGCAGCTGACTGCCGAGTACGACTCGGCGGACCTGCGCGACGCGCACCTGTCGCAGGCCACCCTCGCGCTGCTGCTGACGTTCACGCACCCCTCGACGATCGGGACGAGCGCGCACCCCACGCTGCAGCTGTACGTCCCGGGCGTGAAGCTCGAGGGCGGCATCCCCACCTCGAACGGCGGCGACGTGATCGCCCCGGGGATCTCGTGGACCGGGCTGGACCTGGCGAACGGCAGCGCCCCGGTCTCGATCGTGTACGTGTCCACCGACGCCCAGCCCTGAGATGGCCGGCGGGCTGCCCGGCGGCGACACCACCGAGGCGTTCGACATCCGGTCGAACCTGCGCCAGGTGCTCGCCGACCTCAAGGAGTTCGACCCGAAGCTCGCCACCGCGGTGCGCCGGCGGATGCGCCGTGCGGGCGACTCCGCCATCGCGGCCATGGGCACGATCCTCGACGAGGAGTCCGGCGGCGTGGTCACCGGCAAGACCACCCGGATGGGCACCGACCGGCGCGGGCGCGCTCACCGGGTGGTCGACACGATCAGCACCCGCGAGGCGAACCGGTCCCGGTCGACCGGTGCGCGCGAGGAGATCAAGCGCGGCCTGCGCCTGAAGGTCACCGCCGGCAAGTCGCGCACCTCGATCCGCCTGTCGACGACCGGCGGCGAGCTGCGCAAGGCGATGAACACCCGCTCGTGGCGGCACCCGGTGTTCGGCACCGACGAGTACGTCGAGCAGCCCGGCAACCAGTACTTCAACCGCGGCGCCCGCTCCGAGATGGACAACCTCCGCGCCGAGCTCGAGGACGCGATCCACGAGGCCCTCGACGCCCTGGCCACCCGCAGCATCACCACCGAGTAGGAGACCCACGTGGCACGTGCACGATTCCTCGGCCCTCCGGGCAGCCGGTACGAAGGCCTCGAGCTGCGGATGATCCGCCCGGGCGGGGCGAAGCTGCGCGACCTGTCGGCGCTGCAGCGCGAGACCGGTCTGCGGATGCCCGAGGTGCAGGCGCAGATCGAGGGGAACGAGTCCTTCGCGATCCAGGTCGTGGTCTACCTCACGCTGCGCAACGCCGGCCTGTTCGTCACGCTCGACGAGGCCGGCGACTTCGCCGAGGACGAGATCGAGTGGGTCGCCGAGCCCGGCGACACCACCACCCAGGACGGCGGCGAGCCGGACCCTACGTCGGCCCGGACGGCTACCGCTCCGGGCGACGCCGCGCCCGCCGCACCCCGAGCGCCGGGCACCTCCCCGCGCAAGCGCAAGAGCCGTGGCTCGAGGAGTCGGTCCGGCGCCGGCTCGTCACGATCGCGCACGTCTGGCCAGGGCTCACCCCGGCCACCATCGCCGAGCTGACCTACGTCGACTGGCTGATCTTCGCGGTCGCCTGCGACGAGTGGATCGCCGCCCAGTCCAGACGCAGGAGGTGACCCCGTGTCCACGGCCCAGCTCGTGTTCGACATCCTCGCCAACGACAAGGCCTCGAAGATCGTCGAGGGCGTCGGGAACACCATCGACGGCCAGCAGTCGAAGTGGAACGGGTGGAAGACCGCCGGCGTGGCCGCCGCCGGCGCGGTCGGGATCGGGCTGCTGAAGTTCGGCACGGACTCGGTCCAGGCCTTCTCCGAGTCCCAGGAGTCGGCCGCTGCACTCGACGACGCCTTCGCCCGGTTCCCGGCGCTCGCGGACACCAACGCCGAGGCGCTGCGGGAGCTGAACAGCGAGCTCGCGAAGAAGACCCGGTTCGACGACGACGCCACCGCGTCGGGGCAGGCGGTGCTCGCGCAGTTCGGGCTGACGGGACAGCAGGTCACCCAGCTGACCCCGCTGCTGCAGGACTACGCCGCCAAGACGGGCAAGGACCTGCCGACCGCGGCCGACTCCCTGGGCAAGGCGATCCTGGGCCAGGGACGGGCGCTCAAGGAGGTCGGCATCGACTTCCAGGACACCGGGTCGGCGGCCGGGAACTTCGACCAGCTGGTGGCCGGGCTGACCGAGAAGGTCGGCGGCTACGCGGAGGTGGCCGGCGGGACCGCCGCGGGCCAGAGCGAGATCCTGTCCAACCAGTTCGGGGAGCTGCAGGAGGCCGCCGGCGAGCGGCTGATGCCGGCCCTGACCGGGCTGCTCGGCATCGGCATCCAGGTCATGGACTGGGTCAACAACAACACGGGCTTGGCCATGGGCCTGGCCGTGGCGCTCGGGGTGCTGACCGGTGCGGTGATGCTCGCGGCGAACTGGGAGACGATCTTCACCACCGCCAAGACCATCGGCACCGCCGCCCAGTGGGCGTGGAACGCCGCGATGTCGGCGAACCCGGTCGGCCTGATCGTGATCGCGATCGCCGCGCTCATCGGGATCATCGTGCTGCTGGTCAAGAACTGGGACGACGTGAAGGCGGCCGGCGCCGCCGCGTGGGACTGGATCAAGTCCGCGTGGTCAGGGGCGGGCAGCTTCTTCAGCGGCATCGGCGACGCGATCTCCGGGGTGTTCAAGAGCGCGTTCAACAAGGTCGCCGGGTGGTGGAACGACTCTATCGGTGACATCGGGTTCACGATCCCCGACTGGGTGCCCGGCATCGGCGGCAAGCGGTTCGACGTGCCGGACATCCCGATGCTCGCCAAGGGCGGCGACATCACCGGCTCGGGCCTGGTGATCGTCGGTGAGCAGGGGCCCGAGCTGCTCGACCTGAACGCGGGCGCGCGGGTCTCCCCGCTCAACCCCGGTCGTGGTGGCGGCAACGCCGGCGCGGGCCGCGGCGGCCTGACGGTCAACGGGGACATCCACGTCGGCCGAGACGCCCAGGTGGCCGAGATCATCGACGAGATCGAGTGGAGGTCGCGGTGACCAGCGCACCCGCGCTCGCCCCCTGGCAGGGCACGCTCGACGGCCTGCTGATCGGACCGGGCACGGCGTACGACGTCGCGGCGATCGACGGGCTGGAGTCCATCGACGGGCTGCGCGACTCCGACGCGCCGCTCCCGACCGGTGATGGCATCTTCCTCGGCGAGGACTACCTCGGTGAGCGCAAGGTCACCATCGACCTGGAGGTCATGGCCACCGGTGAGGTCAGCTACGCCGCCGCGCTGGATGCCCTGCGGTGGGCGACCAGACCCAAGCGCGACCTCGAGCTGTGGTTCCTGCTGCCGACGTGGGCGACCCCGCGGCGGTGCACCGTGCGGGTGCGACGCCGCCGTGTCCCGACCGACCTCGAGTACGAGCTCGGGCTGGCGTCCGCAGCGGTCCAGGTCGTGGCGGCCGACCCGATCCTGTACGGCCCGAGCGACAGCCCCCCGGCGACGGGGTTCGCCGCGCCCGCCGGTGGTCTGCAGTACCCGCTGTACTCCGACGGCGCCGGCGCCGACCGCGGGTACCTGGACTACGGCGCGCCCTCCGCGACCGGCCGGCTCGTCGTCACGAACATCGGGGACGCCCCGGTGTGGCCCGCGTTCGAGGTCGACGGCCAGGTGCCCGCCGAGGGCTTCCAGATCGTGCGCACCGACACCGGCGCGCGCATCCAGTTCGAGTCGGCGGTACCCGCCGGCTCGACCGTGCGGCTCGACTCCGGCGACGGGTCGGCCGTGATCGACGGGCACGCCGATCGTGGCGGCGCCCTGACCTGGCGGGACTGGTGGGCGATCGGGCCACGCGAGTCCGTCGAGGTCGCATTCGTTCGTCTCGGCGCGCCGTCGAACGCCGTACTCCGCGTAATCGCTCCTCCCGGATGGTGGTGAACCCGTGACGCTCTCTCGGTCTCCTGGCTCGCGCTTCGACGGCACGCTGGGCGCCCAGGCCCTGGACATGCGCCTGATGCTGGGCTCCCTGCTCGCCGCCGGCGGGACCGGTCTGGCGGCCCGCCCGGGGGTGTTCCCGGGCGCTCCCACCGCCCTGGTGACCGGGTACACCGGCCCCTCGGGGTGGGCCTACCAGGTGGCGGCCGCGTCGTTCGCGACCACCCGGGGCGCCGCCGACGGCGTGCACATCCTCACCAACGGCGGGCCCGAGCTGGTGCCCACCGACGCAGCACCCGGCACAGCCGGCGCGAGCCGCGTCGACATCGTCTACGTGCTGCAGCCCTCCAAGGGTGAGAACTCCGACAACTCCTCGACGCCGGTGCTCAAGGTCGCCAAGGGGCAGCCGTCGACCGGAGAGCCCATCGCGCCCTCGCTGCCCCCGGGTGCGCTGGAGCTCGCGCGCAACACGATCACGAGCGCGGCCACCTCCACCGCGTCGGCGGGCAACACGATCCAGCAGACCTGGCGGTACACCGCGCTGCGCGGCGCGCCGATCCTCGTACGCTCCCAGGCCGAGCGCGACGAGCTGAACGCGCTGGCGACCCCGGTCAACCCCGTCGTCGTCGATCGCCTCGACGCCGGGTACTGGGAGCGCAGCACCGGCACCGGGTGGTGGCCGGTCACCCGGGACCGGGTCGACTCCGGGACCGTGCGGTGCCCCGCGGCGGGCGGGGGCGGCGCGGCACCGGTGTACTGGTCGGACCTCATCCCGGTCAGCTTCAAGCCGGGCCTGTTCACCGCACCGCCGCAGGTGTTCGTCCAGACGATCGGCCCCGCCGGGCAGGTGCCGATGGGGGGCCTGGCCGAGCAGGTCAGCGTGAACGGCTGCATGGTCCGGGGCATGCGCATCGCCTCAACCCCCGACGCGCTGTTCTACGCCTCCTGGCTCGCGGTGCAGGTCGTGTGAGCCAGCCCCTGGCAGGCCACCACCACCGGCGCCCGCAGGCTCTCACGCGAAGGAGGAGCACCCCGTGGCACAGACCGTCCTGACCGGAGAGCTCACCACCGGCCGTCGCCTGACCCAGCTGCCGGTGACCAAGGCACCGTGGAGCGTCGCGCTCAACGGCGCCGGTGCGATCTCGGCGAGCCTCAAGCTCGACGACCCCCGCGTGCGTGACCGCCCCGAGCTGCTGCTCGCGGTCGAACCGGTGCGGTCCTTCCTCGCCGTCCTCTCCGGAGACCAGGTGATCGAGGCCGGCCCGATCTGGTCACACGACTACGACGACGACACCAAGGTCCTCACGGTGCGCGCCGCCGGGCTGCGCTCGCTGTTCGACCACCGCATCGTCATGCAGGTCCTCGCCGCCGGGCAGGACCCGGCGACCACCTCCCTGACCTTCCAGGGGGCGCTCGCGGACATCGCCAGGGACCTGGTGCGCCAGGCGATGGCGGACACCGGCGGTGCCCTGCCGGTCGTGCTGGGCGAGGACATCGGCGGGACGAGCACGCGCACGTACGCAGGCCACGAGCTGGCCCCGGTGAGCGACCGGCTCGACGAGCTCACCAACGTGATCGGCGGGCCGGACGTCGCGTTCGAGCCGCGCCTGACGGCCGACCGGCAGGGGCTGCAGTGGGTGATGCGGACCGGGACGACAGCCGACCCGCTGCTGCACCAGCCGGAGTCGTCGTCCTCGCAGGGTGACGGGGACCGGATCTGGGACGGGCGCGCGCCGCGCTCGGGCATCTCCTCGCTGAGCGTCACGCGGGATGCATCCCGCGTCGCGTACCGGGCGTGGGCCACGGGCCAGGGCACCGGGGAGTCCCTGCTGATCGCGCACGAGGAGTCGATGGACCTGGTGCAGCGCGGCTACCCGCTGCTGGAGTCGACCTCCGCCCACCAGACGGTCAGCGACCTCGACACGCTGGCCATGCACGCGACCTCGGACCTGATCACCCA